ACATTTGAGTTACAGTTTCCTAACGCTGACGCTACTAACGGCTTAATCAGAATAGCATAAGGAGGTAAATCCTTATGGCAAGTACATGGAGCCAAGGTGATTGGAACTTAGGTTCTTGGAACGATGTTGCAACTGGTGCAGTTTTAACTGGACAATTATTAAATACATCTCAAGGAGATGTTACAGTTAATGCTGAAATAAGAGCTGGTTGGAGTAGAGGAACATATTCATCAGCTTCATGGAATCAAGCTCCAGATCAATTTGTATCTTTAACTACAGCTGGACAATTAACTACTGATTTAAATTTAGGTTTTGGCTGGGGAAGAGAAGAATGGAATGTTGGAGAATGGAATTCTAGTTTAGGTTTTGTATTAACTGGTAATGGTAATGTATTTGCAACTACAACAGCAGGTGAATTAACTACTACTGCTAATAATATAACTGTTACAGCTAGTGCTCCTATAATTATAAGTGGTGAAGAATTAATTATATCTCAAGGTGAAGAAACTGTAACTGGTACAGCTTCTTTAATTATAACTGGAGAAGAATTATTATCAGCAACTGTTAATACTTTTGCTGTATTAGCTGATGGATCTATAACTATTAATACTCCTACTTTAGAGGCTAATGTAGAGCTTAATAATGATGGTATAGTTGTAGGTCTAGCTACTTTCTTAGATGTTGTAGGTTTACCTATTACTGCTAATTTAAGCACAATATCTCTTTCTACTGGTAATATCTTAGATATTACTGGTGAAGAATTAACAAGTACCGCTAATACTATTACTTTAAGTACTGATCAAATATTATCTATGACTGGTAATGGAGTAACTATTACATCAGCTAGTATAGTACCTAAGTCTGAAAACTTTATTTCTATTAGTAGTTTTCAAGCTAATGCTAATGTTACAACCCTTAAATTTTGGGATCCAATTATTGATAATAATCAAGAAAATTGGACAAATATTAACTAGACAAATGATGACAAATATATATTATTTACATTATTTAAAATATGGAGTATAAAAAATTATGCCATCAAGTTTTACATCGAGATTAAAATTAGAGAGACAAGCTTCTGGAGAAAATTCAGGAACTTGGGGTAATCTTGTAAATTATGTTTTAAACAGAGTTGATGCTTCTGTTAAAGGTTATCAAGCAGTTGATGTTGCAGGTTCTGCAAATGTTACTTTAACATCAAATAATTCTACATCTAATACAGATGATTCAGCAACAGATGACCAAGTACATAATGCAATACTAGAATTCACAGGTACACTTACAGCAAATATAAATGTATTTACAGATGCAGTAGAAACTAATTATGCTGTATTTAATAATACATCAGGAAGTTTTACTTTAACATTTGGTCCAACAGGAGGAACTGGTGTTGATATTAAACAAGGAACTAAAACTTTAGTTTATACTGATGGTACTACAATGTATGATATCACTAAAGATTTAGGTGATATTCAAGTAACAGGTTTAACAAGTAATGGAAACGTTTCATTAAAAACTTCAAGCACTTTAAAATTAGAAGATGATACTGGTGGAGAATTTGTTGGATTAAAGGCTAATGCAACTACTACAAGTTATACTTTAACTTTACCTCCAACAACTGGAACCGCAGATCAAGTTATGTCAACTGACGGATCAGGAAATTTATCTTTTGTAGATGTATCTGGTGGAACAAGTTGGCAATCAGATATTAAAACTTCTGCTTTCACAGCAGTTGCTGGTGAAGGTTATTGGATTAATACAACAAGTGGTGCAGTAACAGTTACATTACCTGCTTCAGCAAGTGTTGGAGACACAATTGAAATTTCAGATTATGCAAGAAACTGGGGAACTAATAATATTACAATAAATCAAAACAGTTTAAATTTTCAAGGAGAAACATCTCCTAACCCTGTTTATGATGTTGATGGTCAATCAGTAAGAATAGTTTATTCTGGTGCAACACAAGGTTGGATTCCAACTTCAGATGATGATGTATCTGATGAAACTTCACAAACTTATTCAGCAGATTTTTTAGTTATCGCTGGCGGAGGTTCTGGAGTTTCAGATCAAGGTGGTGGCGGAGGTGCTGGAGGATATAGAAATTCTTATTCAACAGAACCATCTGGTGGAGGAGGTTCTTCTGAAACTTCTTTATCTTTAACTCCAGGAACAGTTTATACAATTACAGTTGGTGCTGGTGGTGCTGCACCTCCAAGTGAATCATCACCTAACAGAACTGGAGGTCAAGGAAGTGATTCTTCTATATCAGGTTCAGATATTACAACAATTACATCTCTTGGTGGTGGTAGAGCAGTTGCTAGTGATAATGGAGATTCAGGAGGTTCTGGAGCTGGAGGTAGTCAATCTGGTTCTGGTGGAAATGGTACTGCAAATCAAGGTTTTAATGGTGGACCAGGAAATCCAACTGGGCCAGAATTTTTAGGTGGTGGTGGAGGTGCTGGAGAAGCTGGTAATACTGATGGTCCAGGTGGAAGTGGAGGAGATGGATTATCTTCTTCTATTACAGGATCTGCTGTTACAAGAGGTGGCGGTGGTTCTGGTTGGTATCCTCCATCAGCTATTCCTGGAGGAGATGGCGGAGGTGGAGGCGCTACTACACCTACAGGAAATGGTGGTACTGGCACAGCAAATACTGGAGGCGGAGGCGGAGGTGGCGCTGGAACTGCACCAAGATTTGGAGGTGCTGGTGGAAGTGGAGTTGTTATTTTAAGAATGCCAACTGCAAGTTATTCTAGTACAACAACAGGAAGTCCAACAGTTGATACTGATGGAACAGATACAATATTAACATTTAACGCATCAGGGAGTTACACGGGATAATGGCACATTTTGCAAAATTAGGAAAAGGAAACATTATAGAAAACGTTGTAGTAGTTCATAATAATGACGCTTCCACAGAACAAGCTGGTGTTGATTTTTTAAATAATCTTTATAAAACAAGAGATGTTTGGAAACAAACTTCATATAATACTTTAGCTGGAAAACACAAATTAGGTGGTACACCTTTTAGAAAAAACTTTGCTGGTGTTGGTTACACATATGATCAAACTAGAGATGCTTTTATTCCACCAAAAACTTTTAAAAGTTGGGTATTAAATGAAGAAACTTGTAGATGGGAAGCACCTACCCCTGAACCAGAGTTGACTCAAGAACAAATTGATAATGATGATTATTACAGATGGAATGAAGAAAATCTAATTTGGGATTTAATACAAAATTAAACATAAATTTGTGGTGTGAAAGAAACTGTTAAAGATTATATATTACATTTAAATCATTTAATTCCTAAAAAAATTTGTAATAAAATTATTGAAGAATTAGATATAGATAAAAATTGGCATAAACATAATTGGACTGATTCTCAATCTTATAAAAAATTTACTACAAAAATAAAAGAACTATATATGAATGAAACACAAAAATTAACTTATATAGATGAATTGTATAATTTAGTTTGGAAAGGATTAGAAAAATATATTTTAATAGAAAAATTTGGAGGAGAAGAATTTAATAGTTGGAAAGGTTTTTCTCCAATAAGATTCAACAGATATAATGAAAATCAAGTTATGTCTAAACACTGTGATCATATTACATCTTTATTTACAGGAGAAAGGAGAGGTATTCCAATTTTAAGTATTGTTGGTGTTTTAAACGATAATTATGAGGGTGGGGAATTTATTATGTTTGATGATTATGAAATTAAATTTAAAGCTGGAGATTTAATTATATTTCCATCTGTATTTTTATACCCACATTTAATAAAACCAGTTAAAAAAGGAACAAGATATTCATTTGTATCTTGGTGTTATTAATGAAAGAACCTACAATACAGAATCTATTTCCAACTCCTATCTATATGACACATATGGATAGACCATTTACCAAACAAGAATTAAAATTTGTAGAAGATCAAAAAAATCATTGCACTAAAAATCAAGGTAATATTCATACAAAAGATAATTACATTTTAAACAGGAAAGAATTTAAGAATATAAAGAAATTTTTAGACCAATGTTGCAAAGATTATTTAGAAAGAATTATATGTCCAAAAGATAATCTTGAACTTTATATTACTCAATCTTGGTTAAACTATACTGAAAAAAATGAATTTCATCATAGACACGAACACCCTAATTCTATTATATCAGGTGTACTCTATTTTGATTCAGATAAAGATAATGATATGATTAAGTTTTTTAGTAAAATAAGATATGAACAAGTAAAACCAGAAATAGATGAAAATAAATTTAATTTTTGGAACTCTGGTTCTTGGTGGTTTCCTGTTGAAACAGGTCAATTAGTTATGTTTCCATCATCCACTACACATCAAGTAGATACCAAGAAAGGTAATAATACTAGAGTAAGTCTAGCATTTAACACTTTCTATAAAGGAATCCTTGGAAAAAATTCATCATTAACAGAATTAATTTTGTAATTTACAAATAATAAAAATATTATATAAAATAAGCTTGGGAAGAGAGATTATCCACACACCACCCTCTCTTCCCTTTATAAAAAATAGTATTAATTTCAATTTTATGTTATATAATATTTGTTATTATGCCATTAACTCAACTTAATTTTCAACCTGGTTTAGACACCGAAAACACCGAAACAGGTGCAGAAGGTAGATGGACAGATTGCGATAAGATTAGATTTAGAAAAGGACTACCACAAAAAATAGGAGGTTGGACTAAATTTAGTCAAAATTACTATGTAGGACGACCATCAGGTATAGCTTCCTGGATTGCTTTAGATGGTACACGTTATCAATCTATAGGAGGAGATAAAAAAGTTTATGCTTATCAAGGTGGTACTAATCAAGATATTACTCCTATTAGACAATCTAATAGTTTAACTTCTGTATTTACTACAACTGATACTAGCTCTAATGTAATAGTAAATCATTCAACACATGGAGCTACTTTAGGAAGTTTTATTACTATATCTAATGTATCAGCAAATGTAGGAGGTATTACTACTACAGATTTAGAAAATGAATTTGAAATAGTAAGTATAAATAATGCTGATGCTTATACTATTACTACACCGGGTACAGCAACCTCGACAGTTACTGATACAGCTAATTGTGATATTCAATATCAAATAAATATAGGTCCAACTATTCAAACTTTTGGTTACGGTTGGAGTTCAGGTTCATGGTCATCAAGTACATGGGGAACACCTAGAACATCCTCTAATGTTATATTAGATATGAGACAATGGTCTATGAACAACTGGGGAGAAGATTTAATTTTAACACAAAGAGATGGACCTACTTATGAATGGGACGAATCAGGCGGTATGACTGACAATAGAGCTACACAAATAGCTAACGCTCCTACATCTTCTTCTTTATCTGTAGTATCTACAGAAACTAGGCATTTAATTTGTATGGGAACAGAAACTACAATAGGTACATCTAGTACACAAGATAAATTATTTATAAGATGGTCAGATCAAGAAAATTATAATTTTTGGACACCTAATGCAACTAACTCAGCAGGTTCACAAAGAATTGCAGGAGGTTCTGAAATAAGAACAGCTAAACCTGCAAAAGGAACTATTCTAGTTTGGACAGATACAACATTACACTCGATGTCTTTTATTGGTCCACCTTTTATATTTGGTTTTCGTCAACTCGGTAATGACTGTGGAGCTGTTGGATTAAACAGTGCAATCGTAATAGATGATGTAGCTTACTGGATGGCCGATGGCCAATTCTTTAGATTTGCTGGTGCTGTTCAAGAAATACCTTGTCCTATATTAAATCATGTATTTGATGATATAAATAAAACTCAATACGCTCAAGTTTATGCTGGACAAACTTCTGATTTTTCAGAAGTTGTTTGGTATTATTGCTCTGCTTCATCTAATTTTGTAGACAAGTATGTAATTTATAATCACTTAGAAAATAGTTGGTATTTTGGTAATTTATCTAGAAGTACATATATAGATAATGGAGTAGAATTAAATCCTTTAGCTACAGAATATTTAGCTAACTCTACTGCTAATACATATTCAACTATATATGGTCTCACTGCTGGAAGAAGTTTAATCTATCGTCATGAAGATGGTGTTGATGCTGATGGATCAGCGATCACTGCTTATATAGAATCAGGTGATGGAGACATTGCTGATGGAGAGAATTTTACTTTTATAAATAAAGTTATACCAGATTTTAAAAATCAAACTGGTAATGCGACTATTACTTTATCAGCTAGAGATTATCCTAATAGCTCTAAAACTACAGGAGAGATCATTACAGTGTCAAATACGACAGCTTTTTATAATTCTAGAATACGAGGTAGACAATCTTCCATTAAAATAGAAAGTGACGAATTAGGTAGTAATTGGCGATTTGGTACATTAAGAATCAATGTAAGACCAGATGGAAAAAGATAAATATAAGATTAGATTAGCTCGTATAGATGACGCTGTTAGAATACGAGAATTATTGAAAACATGGCTTGTAGAAGCTCCATTTAACTTTGGAAATACTAATAATAAAAAAGCTCTTGAAAATATAGTATTTTACATTCGTAATAGTTTTGTTATAGTAGTGGAATATGAAAATAATATTGTAGGAACTATGGCTGCTACAATAGACGAAACTTGGTATAGTGATAAAAAGTTTTTAAGAACTTTATGGTTACATATACATCCTAAGTATCGAAATTTTCATATCTTTAAAGCTACT